GATGAGGAACAGATGACCGCGCATTTCGAGCAGTTGAGCCGAAGGGCGGGCATTGGAGCGAGGGGTCGCACTGTGACAACCTAAGATAGTTACTTCCATAAGTCGCGTTCTATTTCGTCGAGTTCAATAAGGTCGTACGCCTCTTGGAGGGTAGGAGCGATATGCAGGAGGAGTTCAAAATCTTCGAGCGCTAAGGCACGTTGCACCACCACCACTGATTTGTGATGTTGCTGATTGTGCTGTTGGGCAAAGGCGACGAGTGGTTTGAGGTCTTTCTTTAACCAGTGTTCGGGGTTATCTGGGTTGGTGTCAAATACTATCCTTGCTCCATCTCCTGAACAACGTGAGATAATCTCTTTAAATACTGTTTCATTTGCCAATGAAGCCTCGTTAATATAAGCCCCAAAGGATGTCATACCACGAATACCACCAAGACCAGCAATAGTTCCTGTAAAAGCCTGTACGACCTTTACACCAAACAAAGTAAATGAATTGTGTTTATCAAATTTAATATCTAATTGATATCTATTGTATATTTCCTGTAAGATGTTATTTTGAATTGTCTTACTCGATACCCCAGCTAAAATATACATAGGCTCTTTAATATTTAACTTATCAGCTATCATTCTTACACGCCTTAATTCACGTAAGAATATATCATTATTAATTACCGTCTTACCTGTTCTTTTAGCTCCGTGAAGTCCTAATATAAAAAAATCACTAGTATTAGTTCGCTTTAGTATTTCAATCTGTTTAGGTGTGTATAACTTATTAAGATTCATTAATTTCACCATCCACCTTATCAAATAATTCTGCTATCTTATCTTCTTGACTAGTACTTGTTTTTAATTCAGCTTCAGCGGCTTTAGCTTGTTGATTAATAAGTTTAGTCCTCGCTTGTTGTTCTGCAATATCATATTTATCTTTAGCGTTTGTTACTTTCGCTATCGCTTCAAAGGCTCTTACATTTCCACTAGCGGCTTGTTGAAACATTTGTACAGCTAATAACATTTCATTTGTTGGATCAAGTCCTAAACTTTCAAGCGTGTCTTTTGATTTCTCACTAGATACATCAGCGGCAAGTATTATTTCCATAGCTTTTTTTAAGTCAGCCTTTCGTTTCCGTGCTTTACCACTAGCCTTACCGCCTTTAGATGTGATTTCAGAACGTTCAGCAGGAGTACGAGTATTAATAGGCTTTAAATTCTCTAAACTTTTTTTACGTCCCAAAATCAATCACCTCTTTCGCTAATATTGATTATATGTTTTAGGCCTTATCTTTTTATTTTTTTCTAATAAGAATTTAAATTTTTCCCATGCTTTTTTATCATCTCTTCCATCTCTCGACAACCTATCCATCAATCTAGCATATCTAGTTTGACTGTATCTTTTTTGTTCGAATTGAACTCTTTTATCTATCGACTTACCTTTTTTTAATTTTTCTCTTAAATCTCTTGAAAATCTTTCTGCACTTAATCTACGTCTTGCTGCTCGTTTCAACCTTACTTGTTTTTCAGCACTTAATTTATTAGAATTAGTACCTATTTTATAACTATTAGTCTTTTTAACAGCAATCACACCATGTTTACTTATACCTTTATTCTTAGTTCTACCTGAACTAGCTCCTCTACTTCCCATTATTTTCACCTTCTTTCATTCTTTCAGTAACTGCATTCTCTATATAAATTACTTCTACATCATCATAATCAAATTCTATTTTGCCACCATATACAATTAATCTCATAGGTTGAAGTCGTTTTAACATCTCCTTAACTCCTGCTTGCCATATTCTCATAGCGTTACTATCCCTTTTAACTCCAATAGTTGAGATAGACAACGTTGCAAATTTAGGTAAGCCATCAAAACAAAAGTTAAAACTATTTTCATCAGCCCACGTAACAGTTGGAATTACTGTAAGTCCATAATCTTGCATTATTTGACCAATTAAACGGCTTCTATATACGTTCCACACCATCATAGCAACTGGCATATCTAGATATAAACTAAAGTCAGGAGTAAGTACACAATCAAATTGTTTTAGCTTATCGATGTAATACTCTGGGCGTTGCCATATTCTTTCAAATTGATAATCATCTAAATAAAAATGTACACCTTTTCTATAATCAGGCTTGTTTAACACGTAATTAAAGCCTTGTAAGTCATTTACTGTATGATTAACTGCCGTTAACGTTGGCATTTGATAGAAACCACTCACACGGCTTTCATCATAATCAAATAAATTGTACTGTTCAATTGTCGTGTCTCTATGATGTTCTTTTTCTTCTTCCTCTATAATTTCATTATCAGTATTATCAACGCTTAATTCAATAGGTTCAAAGTCTAAACCAAAATTACTCATATCTAAATTAATATCTTGCATTTCAAGGTTTAAAATCTCATTGTCAAACCCTGTCGCAAGGTTAGTTGAGTTTGTTGCTAATATATACCCTCTCTTCTCTTCGTCTGTAAGGTGTGACAATCGAACAATAGGTACTTCATCAAGTCCTAACAGTTTAGCGGCTTCATACCTACCATGACCAGATAAAATCATATTGTTTTCATCGATTTCAATCGGATCATTAAAGCCAAACTCCTCAATTGAATTAGCAATCTGTCTAATCTGTTTTTTAGTATGAATTTTAGCGTTATTCTTGTATTCAATTAGTTCTGATACTTTAATTTTATCTTTGTTCAATCATTGTTCACATCCTTTCTTGACAAAATAAAAGAAGCACCCGTTAAGGTACTTCCGTAAGTAAGTTGTTATGTCATATTAACAAAAAAGAGAACTGATTCAAATGCTCACATTAATATATTACCATAAATATAAGATATATGTATATATATTACTATATACTAGAATATTTTAATATATTTTAATATCTCCCCTTATATAAATCAGGAATATATATCTCTGATAATGCTTCTGTATGATACTTCAATCTTGTGTTTTGACTTATATCCATTTTCTTTTCGATATAATCCCAGCTATACCATCTAATGTATCTCATTATAAGCAAATGTTTATATTTTGTATTTTCAACATTCATAATTAAGTCTAACACTTCTTCTTTCATTTCAGTTAATTCAATAATAGCATTTAACAATTTCTGAATATATCTATCTACCCTATCTATCATAGCTTCCCAACTTGATTTATTACCACCCTTGACTTGTTCTTTCGAATAATCAATAGCTTTTACTCTAGTCTTTCTTGCTTCTTCATCTTTAATTTGCTCATGTAATTCTTGAATGCTATCTTCTAAATCTCTAATACGTTCTAAATATCTAATCTTCTTATATGCTATTCTTTCTTTCTTATCTCTCATTAGACAACTCCTTTACAAGTGAAATTAATATATGTAGTACTATCATTAACACTGTCAACAATACAATTATACATATACTCCAAAATAACCAACCTGCTATCGTGCTTAACATTCCTCATCCTCCTCAATCTTAATCAATAAATATGTATTTCTATCTTTATATCGCTTATTTCCATAAGTATATAATGTTTCTATTCTTTTGTTGGTAAATTCCGCCATCTCTTTCATTGTCCCAACAAATATCAATTCATCTCCATAATACAAAGCGTAATCCTTCTCAATATTAGCCATTTTTTCATCCTCAAACTTATCTAATTTCCTTCTTTGTTGAAAAGTACCTCTTTAATCTGTTCTCCAAACTCTTCAATAAATTGTTCTGCTATTTCTTTTGATTTAAAATAAGGTAGTTTAGATAATGGATTAATTGTAATAGAAGAATAACAACCTAAATATTCGTACCTATTATCATATTCAACAAAATACCTTCTTTCGTTTTCATCTTCCCAATTTGGTGTCCAACCTTCATTATGTTCTTCCGCCCAATCATTTATCCTTTTAAGCAGTAAAAACTCCAATCGCTTTTGTATAGCCTCTTCTCTAGTCTTATACAACATACCGAATGAATAAACATTAACTATATCCATTTCATCAGCGTCATATAATATTTCTCTTATAGCACCCGTTGTAATGTCATTATAGAATAACAACGTTCCATTTTCCGGGTATTTCAATTCATATCGTTCTTTGACATTAAGTTGAGTTTCTTCTTTTTGATCCTCTTTTAACTTCATAACCTTTTCATATAACGCTTTTAATTTAATGTATCTATCTTTACTTGGCTTTGTCTCTCCCTTTCTCCACTGAGTAATATTCCCTGTGCTTTTAACACCTAATTCAACCGCTAATAACGTATCATTTAAATTATAATACTCCTTAACTACTCTCATCATCTCTGCTACTGTTTCCATCTAATTTTCCTCCTTTTATAAATCTCATAAATATAACAAACAAATATGCTAGTATAACTATCAATGTTGTACTTAAGATTATACAGATTATATACAATAATACATCTACAATAAACATTGTTTTCAACTCCATATCTTACCTCTTTTTAATCCTACTAATAATAAACATCACAAAAATTACAAACATAAAATGATGTAATAATGTGTTTAACTTCTCTCCTATTTCAATTACAATCATTAGCAAAACACCTCTTTAATTTCGTCTCCGAATTCTTCAATGAATTGATTTACTAAATTATATGATTTGAAATAAGGTAATTTAGTGAATGTTTCACTATAATGTTCATAGCGTATATAAAATCGTTTATCTTCATAATCATAAACAACATAATATTGTTTTTCTTCAAAATCATTCCAGTTAGGTGTCCATCCTCCATTATGTTCCGCCGCCCACTTATGAAGTTTAAACAACAATATACGTTCTTTATCATATTTTTCTGCTTCTTTTCTAGTTTCGAAAACTAAGCCACGTTCATAACGACAACGTACAAAATTCATACTAAAATCTTCTAAATAGTAAACTGCTCCATAGACATCTAGAGTGTAATAATCTCCTATATCAGCAGGTAATTCCACTTTATAAGGCTTCTCCTCTGTCTTACTTTCTAATATCTTAATTCTTAATTCAGCTAATTGTTCTTCTAATCTTTCAACCTCTTGCTGTAATTCTTCGTTAGTCATTTTTAGTCCTCCTTAATTCTCTTATAAGCTATATGCTCTACTTCGTTCATATCAATTTCATTATCTCCAACTATGCAAACATCACTTGAAAATAAATCTTCTTTTTCGTAATAGTGCCACAATAGGGGTAAAAGACCATTCCTAAAACTTTGTTTTTATAGCCTTTTTTCTTACCTTTGCAATAGAGCAAGGGCAAGGAAAGAGCTCTGTTTGAATTGAAAAATAGAAACTCTTGCTTCCATTTTTTTGTAACATTCGTTGCCTTGTGCTTGATAATGATATTAAAATAAGAAGTAAACAACATGAATATTGATGGTGTAAAAGAACTTTTAGAGAAAGATAAAGGCTTGTCGTTAACATTGGGAATGGAGTTTTTTTCAACCGATGATCCTAACACTTGCAAAGCCACTATGCGAGTAGACGAACGCAATCGTCAGCCATTTGGTTTCTTAAGTGGTGGTGCAACCCTTGCTCTTGCAGAGAATTTGGCAGGAGTTGGCTCGTTAGCTCTATGTCCTGACGATATAAGCGTGGGCATTAATGTTAGCGGAAACCATGTAAAAGCAGTGGTAGAAGGCGACACTGTAACCGCAACCGCACACCTAATTAATAAAGGACGCTTGTTGCATGTGTGGCGAGTAGATATTTGCAACAGCGCAGACGAGCTTATATCAGTGGTGAATGTCACCAATTATGTTATTGTTCGAGGCAATAAATGATAGGTTACACTTGGTTTAAAACACCTGATAGCAATTGCTTTCATT